GGCCTATCAACTTAAAATTTTCCTAACCAATAGGAAGTGAACGCCAATTTAATTCTACTATACTACATGTATTAGAACAGTATACCAGGCACTGATATTATCAGAATCACCTAGTAAAGTTTTAATACGAAATATTCTTAGTGGTTTATTACAGCAAAAAATGCTATAACTATGGTTAAGACAAATCTCTGAAAGATTGGGATTTCCCAGGTTACAGATTTGATGTTGTTTCAAACCAAGACTAGAATATTAGTATTATCACCGCACTAGCAAAAGGATATATTATCCGAGAGCTACTAATGCATTATACCGAGCTACCGAAAGGTAGAAGGAGGTACACTAGCCTTAGGATTGGTCCTAAACTGTCAGTGAGACAGCATGGATCCCGAAGGGGGGTGCTCAAAAATAATACCATGAAAAATTTATCAAAAATATTAAATTCGAGAAGAATTAAAGGGTTATTCGCCTCTATTGTAGAGAACGGATCAATGGTGAGCCTTGCCGGGAATTGGACTCGTGTAGATGGCTGTAATGAACTTTCTGTAGCCAATAAATTGGTTGCAGAGGGGACCGCTAAAGGATTTGAGATGAAAATCAAAGAATCCGATAGAGGGTCAAAATACAGTATCTATAAACGAACCACTGGTTCCGTGGCAGACCTTATTAAGAGATTTGGATGGAGAGTTATCTCTGTCGCATTCCCTAATAGGGTAAAATTTGCTGGACGGTTAAGACTGTTACACAGGGTATCTCTTCTTATTTGAAGAATCTACAAAGTGAACGGTGCAGAACAGGTAGTCAAATTTCTTAAGGCTGCTCAGTTAGCATTACAAAAAAGCATTGGGAAAGATCAGATTAGTTCTATGAGAGAACTCGATCCAAAACTTATCCGGTCTAAATTGACTGGATATGGCCTTCCTACGATTATACCTTCTAGAGATAGAAAGTTAATTGCGGGTGGCTCTGAATCTATTATCAGATTTTGGTTAACTATCTTTTCGCTTTACCGAGTAATCGGTATTGCTGGGATACTTAAACTCGAGACAATCATAGCGCCTTCAACAGCACCAGATGGGTTTTTAGACGTAGTGAAACAGTTCAATTCCTTTTTAAGGGAAAGCTCCGTTTCCTCTATGTTTAATACACACCTGTTGTTTAGAAGAGCGAACGTCCGATTCCTTGAAGCCGCTTCTGCAACGCAGAAGGTTTCTTGGACTGGATTGTTTTCCGATCCTCAAGTACTTAAATGTTTGGGATTATTCGGCTATGCCCGAAATATTCTACTTTTAATCCAACAACCAGAATTGGTTGTTCTCTTGGATTCTTTGTTAGTTTTAGATAAAACCACATATAATAGAACGATCACTTCGGGTCATACCGAACCTGATTTCAAGGATTCCCCTGATCTACAGAAAGCTTTCGCTTCTGCTACGATCATGGATCCGAGTTCGAAATTTGCTGGGAAACTATCAACTAAGTTAGAAGCCGCAGGGAAATTAAGAGTTTTTGCAATGGTAACAACTTGGGATCAAACAGTCTTAGGACCAATTCATGATATGCTTTTTGCATTCCTGAAAGGTCTTCCGAATGATGGTACTTTCGATCAACATAGCTCTGAATTAAGAGCTAGATCTAAGTCCATCAATGCTGGGAGATCTTATGGATATGATTTATCCGCTGCTACTGATCGCTTACCTATTAATATTCAATCTGCAATCTTGGACTTAATTGTTCCTGATTTAGGAGCGAATTGGAGTCTCTTATTGACTAAGAGGGATTACTACTTAAAAGTACCTTCGGAATCACTAGATCAACTAGGTTTACCGAAAAACGC